TACTATTTCGTCTTGGAGTGTAATAGAAAAAATTAAAATTCAAAAATATCAACCAGGTGAAGCTTTTTACAAATGGCATTGTGAAAATGATGGACAAAAAAATTGTATTACTTCAAGGAGATTATTAGCCTTTATGACTTATTTAAATAATGTAAATGATGGAGGAGAAACACAGTGGAAATATCAAAAGATAGAAACAAAACCGGTTCAAGGAGATACTGTAATATGGCCAGCAGACTGGACTCATACACACAAAGGATGTGTTTCTAAAACTGAAACAAAATACATAATTACAGGGTGGTATAGTTTTAATGACAATTAATAGTGAATTTTGTTACTGGTATTTTAAAGGCGCACTTACAGATAAGTTTTGTGATGATGTAATAACTAGAGGAAATGAAGAAAAAGAAAATTTAGCAGTTACTGGTAAATATGAAAATGTGGGGCAGGATAAATTAACTGAAGAACAAAAGAATGATTTAAAAACACAAAGAAATTCTAATATATCTTGGTTAAGTGATGATTGGATTTATAGAACTGTTCATCCGTTTATTCAAGAAGCTAATAAAAGAGCAGGTTGGAATTTTGAATGGGACTATTCAGAAGCCTGTCAATTTACCAAATATAAATTAAACCAACATTATCATTGGCATAAAGACAGTTGGGAAAAAAGTTATGATAAACCTAATGATAAAAATTATCATGGTAAGATTAGAAAATTATCGGTTACTTGTCAGTTAACAGATGGATCTGAATATGAAGGTGGAGAACTAGATTTTCAACCAAGAGATGGAGAAGATCCTAATATTATTATACCTTGTACAGAAGCTAAAACGAGAGGATCTATAATCGTATTTCCATCTCATGTATGGCATAGAGTAAAACCAGTAACAAAAGGAGTAAGATATTCTTTGGTGATTTGGAACTTAGGATATCCTTTTAAATAAAATGAATTTTGAGAAAGATGGTTTTGTTGTTCTAGAAAAAGTAATACCAACAGAAGTTGCAAATTTTGCTTACAAATATTTTCGTATGAAAAGAAAAGTTGCAGATATTTTTTATCGAAATAGATATGTGCCTGCAGACACACCTGAATGGGGGACATGGAAAGATGGTCAAGTACCTGGAACTTATTCTATGTATGGAGACATAGCCATGGACACTCTTTTATATGAGATAGGACCTATTATGGAACAAGTGACTAACAGAAAACTATATCCGACTTATTCCTATGCAAGAATTTATAAAAAAGGTGATCTTCTTTATAGACACAAAGATAGATTTAGTTGTGAGATATCAACTACCTTAAATTTAGGAGGAGATCCTTGGCCTATTTATATTGATCCAACTGGGGAAGATAATGTTATAGAAACTGAAACCACGGATAAAGGATATAAACCCACATTAAAAACAGGTGCACATAAAGGTGTAGAAGTTGATTTAAAACCAGGAGACATGTTAGTTTACAAAGGAAATTTATTAGAACATTGGAGAGATGAGTTTAAAGGTGAAAATTGTGGTCAAGTATTCTTACATTATAATGACAGAACCACTCTAGGCGCTGAAGAAAATAAATTTGATGGTAGACTTACTTTAGGATTACCTGGAAAATATCCATTCAAATAACATATCTTTATAAACAAGGGTATGTATGATAAAATACAGAAATGCCATTAAATTTAATTAATATACGACCTGGCTTCAATAAACAAATTACGGATACAGCTGCTGAAGGGCAGTATGTGGACGGAGATTTTGTTAGATTTAGATATGGTTTACCTGAAAAAATAGGTGGTTGGACGAAAATAACTACTAATACATTAGCAGGGGCAGCTCGAGCGCAACATCAATGGACAGATTTAGATAGTAGAATTTATGCGTGTATAGGAACACATAAAGTCTTATTTATATATTATGAAAATTCTTTTTACGACATTACACCTTTAGAAGCAGCTCAAACAGGAGCTACATTTGATACTACAAATGGTTCCGATATAGTTACTGTTAACTTAGTAGGTCATGAATTAAACGTTGGAGATTACTTTACGTTTACTTCTGTTACTCCTCCAACGGGGGCTGGATACACAGCAGCTAATTTTCAAGATCAAACCTTTGAAGTTACGTCAAGAATTAGTTCAGATAAATTTACAATTACCATGGCTGCTAATGCAACAGCGGACAATACAGCTGATGGTGCAGCCACTATTAATCGATATGTAGTGATAGGACCAGTGTTTCAATCGGCAGGTTATGGTTGGGGAACTGATTTATATGGAGGTCAAAGTTCATTAGGTACAACTTTAAATGGTGCGATTAATAACTCAGTTACTACTATTACTTTAACAAGCACAACAGGTTTCCCAACATCTGGATCTATTAAAATAGATTCGGAAATTATTTCTTATACAGGGAAATCAGGAAATGATTTAACGGGATGCACTAGAGGATCACAAAGTACCACACCTGCTTCTCATTTAAATGGAGCCTCTGTTACTGCTTTAACAGCTTGGGGGGAAAGTTCTTTAGTAGAAGCTTCTGCAGTATCTATTGATCCAGGGAACTGGTCACTCGATAACTTTGGACAAACTTTGACTGCTACTATTTATAATGGAAGAACTTTTATTTGGCAGCCTATTCAAAGTAATGCTACAGCCTTAGAAACAAGAGCTACCATAATGAGTGGTGCTCCTACAAAATCTATGATAACTATTGTTTCAGATCAAGATAGACATTTTATTCATTTAGGAACTCAAACCACGATTGGAGACGATACTACTCAAGATAAAATGTTTATTAGATTTTCAGATCAAGAGGATTATTCTGTTTACCAGCCTACATCAGTTAATACAGCGGGAACGTTTAGATTAGATGATGGAACAGAAATTAGAGCAGCGGTAAAAGGAAAAGATTATATCTTAATTGTTACAGATACCGCAGCTTATTCTATGCAATATGTAGGATCTCCTTTTACATTTAGTATAAGAAAAGTAGGTACAAATTGTGGATGCATTGGCCCACATGCAATGCAGTTTAAAGATGGAGTAGCTTATTGGATGGATGATTCGGGAGGATTTAATTATTTTGATGGTACCGCTAAAACGTTAGAATGTTCCGTAGAAGATTTTGTATTTACTCAAAATAATCCAGGTGATTTAGGTTTAAATTATGAATCAGGGAAATTAGTTTTTTGTGGTAATAATTGTTTGTATGGAGAAGTAACTTGGTACTATCCTACGGCTAATTCTAGTCAGATTAATAGAGCAGTTACTTTTAACAGAGGAGAAAATTGTTGGTACACAAGTTCTTTGTCTAGAACAACAGCTCAAGATGCTCATTTATTTGATAGACCATATAAAACTTCTTTTAATTCAACAGGTACTCCGACATTTCCTACAATACAAGGAGTTACTAATAAATCAGGATCTTCCACTTACTGGAACCATGAAACAGGAACAGATCAAGTTGAAGGAAATACAACGACTGCAATATTAGCTTATGTAGAGTCAGGAGATTTTATGTTGCATCAAGACGGAGATGGAGAATTGTTTACTAAAATTAGAAGATTTATACCAGATTTTAAAAGACTTACAGGTAATGCAGAAATTACTATTAATTTAAAAGATTATCCTACTGACACAGCAACTTCCTCTTTGTTAGGACCTTTTTCTATTAATAGTTCTACACAAAAAGTAGATACTAGAGCTAGAGGAAGATCAGCTAGTTTAAAAATTGCAAATACGTCTTCGGGAGAAACTTGGAGATATGGAACTTTTAGAGCAGATATACAACCAGATGGAAGAAGATAATGGCTAAAATAAATATTACTCTACCGCAACCAACATACGAATACAGTTCTGATAATCAACAGCAACAGTTGCAAGCATTAGATCAAATTAAAGATCAACTTAACTACACTTTTCAAGAAGAGTTAAAACAAGAAGTAAATAGATTTACATGGTTTAATATGAGGTTTGGTTGCTAATGAGTGGTTGTAATAATGTAAATGTTGAACCAACAGTCATTGGTGGT